GTCTTGTTTGTAAATGTTAAACTATCGGATGCTATATTTGAATCTTGAGCATCAACGTAAGCTTTAATTGATTGTTGTGTAGCGAGTTTTGTCGCTGAGTCTGAACCCATCGCATCTTCGTCAAGGATGGTTGCACCAACCCATTCAAAATTTCCGGCGGATGTTCCACTTGCTACGTATAATTTATTAGATGTAGTACCCCAAACCGGTTCACCCTTACTTGCCGGAACAAGCGAACTCACGTTGGCGTCAGCACCTCTTTTTAGTATGATTTTATTAGCCATTAGAAAGTTCCTCCGTCTAATGTTTTGTTATTTAATGATTGCGTTGCTCCAAGTTCGACTATATCGTCGGCGTTATTACCGCCCACTTGTCTATCATCTAATTGGTTCAATTCGCTTGCCGTTGCCAGTACCCCACTCCCATTAAGTTTTAGTCGGGTTTTTATATTTACCGAGTTACCCGATAACTCTAAATCTGTTGCCGTTCCATCTCCATCATAAAGCGTTCTCCCGGTACTTGAATCAATACCCGTAGAATCTCCAACATGGATTAATTGCTTATATCCCTCTGCGACTGCAATATTTGATAAGTCTGTCCTTGTTGCCATTATATCTCCATAATCAGGCGATTAGGGGGCTTAAAAATGAATCTAAGCCCCATAATCATATATCAACCTCTATTAAGAGGCATTAGTGAATTTATATCCACGTGTTGGGTGTATGATTTTTGAACCGTAAACCGCATCGAAAACTACTTTCGTGCTGAGATAGTCTATATCATACTGAGCCTGTGAGCGAACGCCTTGTTGAAAAGCAACTGCACCACAAGATTTATGAAAAATCACACCACTAACGGCAGTTCCACCACTTGAAAGGGCATTGGACATTTCTACGGGCAAGCCATAAATTTCCCCAAGCCTTCCTGAACCAATCGCAGAACCATTACCACGAGAATCATATCGAACAAATTTTGCATTATTCAATAGGTCTGCATACAAAGTTGGATTAACCATAAGGGTTAAATTCCCATCTCTGTAATCGAGGTCAGCTTCACCTAAAGAGGCTAAAGCCGTTTCAATTTCTGCATCAGTCAAGGTATCATCCGTTCCAAGGGTTGCACCAGAAGAAATTCCGGCACTAACCATTGTGGCAATATCGCCATCAATTTGTTTACCCAAAGCATATCCGAGAGCCTGTGCGTACTGAGACATTAAAGCCCCGTTGCTTTGAACCATTGCTATGTCTTCAAACATCTTACTTGCGTATTTATGTTTGTCAACTACAAGGGTAACTTTTGATTCTGTTTGTGCATCGTATTCAACGGCGGTATTTTCCGCTTTATCTTGAACCGATACTTCACTAATTGACGGGACATGAATCCTGTCGCCTGAGCCGGATACCATAGAAGAATAGTCATCAACTAAAGGTCGCCATTTCAAAGCTCTTTCTAAATAACCAAAGACGGCATCTGACCACACTTCCGGGATGAAGACATCTAATTCCGTAAGGGCAGTAATACCTGCTCCAGTTCCTGCACCATAAGCCATTTAATTATTTCCTTTTAAATGTTTGTAGGTAAGACCGCCAGACATTAGGGTCGTTCTTTTCCTCTATTGACATTTCGTGAAATGCCTTTGGAGGAGACATTGAACTACCACCTCGGCTATTGTCTACACCTACTTTTGTTTTTAAACTTTTTGAATCGTGATATTTCTCTAATTTTTCAAGAGATAAATCACCGAGTATATCCTGCTCTTCTTCTGAATAAGTTGAAAGAATTGTCTGCTTGCGACTCTTAACATAGACATCCCATTCATCAGCCTTTGTTTTGGCTTTTTCATATTTAATCCGGGTTTCAGATAAAAGAGTTTCATATTCACCCTTCTTCTCTAATTCCTTTTGCCTGTTTGTCTCTGCTTCCGATTCATATTTAGACAACTTTTCTTGCAATTCCTTATTCTCACGAACCTTATCGGAGAATCGAGCATACGGGATTGCTTCTACTTCCTGTTTAGCGTCTTGATTGACGGCTTGCTCTTTAACCTCTGCAACTGGAGTGATTTCCTTTTTTACGTCTGTTTGACTTTGTTCCATTTTTACCTCTTGTTTGAGTGGAACGCCTATAATTAATAGCCCCCGCTATTCTTGTTATTATAAACGAATTAAATCTTATCTACTTTTATGGGGTCTTTAACCCAATTTCCCGTTGTTACTAAATCACAATTACAGTAACCCCCACATACAGAAAATCCGCTTTTGGGTAAGCCCATCATTTCAAACTCTTCCCAACTCCCGGTCTGTCCGTGCCTTGCTTTACAATCAGGGCAAATATTTTTCCCTGCTGATTGCCATTTAAACTCTTTAACCCCCGCCGTTACCATTTCATAATAACTACCGTATTGAGATAATCTGCCAACTGCAAATTCACCAATAGATTTAAATTGATTTCTAAATGCCCCAAATATCCTACCACCGCTATTAAGGTCAGATAATAATACTTCTCTTATAGCTTTATCTGTTGCCCCGCTTGCCCTCATTGTGCCTATTAAGGTTTCTAAATCGGCAACTGTTTTCCCTACTGCCCCTGTTATTTGGATATTTATTATAAGGTTTGCATCTTCAAACTGCTTTCTAAGTGCTTCTGTTACTACTGGCATTATTTTAGAAGGCTATTTATTTTTCTTGCCATTGTAATTATAATTCTCTGCTCTGCATCTTTGGAAATACCAAACCACTTTCTAACGGGAAGGTTCTTTGATTCATCTCCTAATTGATGATAAATACCATAAGGAACGTGTGTACCATCTATTATTGCGACTTGATTTCGTTTGGTTGCTTCCTTAATCCGCACCCCTTTTTTCCCAAATTGTCCTGTCATTTCACCCGTAGCTTGTAAGGGTGCATTCGGGTGAGTATATCCGGCTTTCTTCTTTGCAATTTTGGTACTCTTTTTTAATTTTTCTAATCGACTCCCATCTATATCCATCTGCCCCTTAGTCTTTAGTCTTATGTCCCTTTGAATAATCTCTGCACTTTTATTAATCTGTGCAGTTAAATCATATTTAAAACCCTTTGTAAGTTTTGCCATTTTCTTATTTAAGGCTTTTGCATCTACGGACATTTTAACCAATGAGATTCCTCCCGTGGTTTCTCCCAAGCTTAAACGCCCTTTCAAATTCTCCTTGATGCTTTTCCATAAATAAATTCCCTAAAGTGGATAGATATTCTTCGGGATTATCTAACATCTCATCAAGGTTAATAGCATTAAGAATTACCTCTGTATCCTCTTTGACCTTAGATGATAATTCTTCCCGGTTGTTATGGAAAGATATAATGTGGTCAGGGATTGTCATTTAAAGCCTTTGAAAGATTAAATTTGGTCGCCTCTTGATTTTTTTGTTCAGGGGTTTGTGGTGAACCTTCATCATCTACTATTGTTATTAATTCTTCAATCTGTTCTTCCGAGGCATCAGGATTGTGAGCCTTAAACCAATCCTTCTTGCTTGCTAAACCATTTTGCCATTCCCAATCCCATTGATTTCTTTCTTCTTGAGCCGTTAATGGAAATCTTGGTTCGGTGAAATCTATTGAGTAATCTTCCGATATAGATACCCCTGCTTCATATTCAATAATAGCCTTGTCTATTTTAAATCTTTGTTTCTCTACTGGTCGCCATATCATCTGAGCATCCAATTTCGTTGACTCTGTTAATTCTATTTCTGACATCTTTAACGCTTCCCCAGACATCATAGATTCTTTACCAACCGACCACTTTGTTTTTAGATTATGATTATAAGCAACACTATCTACGAGAAATCTTATTGACTCTATATATTGTTGAAGGTTTCCACCGGGGGCTTTGAAATCAAAGTTCGCCCCTTCGCTTAAAATTATCGGTTTATCTACACCCATTTTTAATTTTGAGGCTTCATCAATCCCTGTTATTACTGGTTGCCCCAACATCTGCAATCTCATAGCTAAAGACATTTCAGTAAGCATAACATTAATAGCACGATTCATACCCACTATATCAGAACACCCCTCCCTAAACCAATCCGTCGTTAGAACTTGCCGATGAGCATATATCACGGGCTTTATTCCATAAGGATTAACTCTGTCAGGGTTCTCCTCGTTTTCAATAATTCTCCCCATCCCGTCTATAAGAAAATGCTCATCATCAGACCAAAATGCAAATATTTGGTCTTGCTTAGTTGCGTTTGTTGAATAGTTATATAGTGGATATAAACAAGCAACGGGTTCTTCACTATGTGGAAGAAAGATAGGATAGAACTCAGGCAATGGAGAATACTCCACCATTTGCTTTTCTTCATTCCATCGGCTTTTCATAGCCATAGAGCCAAGCAGATAAGTCATACGTTCAAACTGTAGCATAGCTGAATCAAGGTCGTCTATGTAATCAAAGTATTTTTCATCCGCTTGTCTTTCGGGAGTCTGTTTATATACGATTGACCGGGCATTCACCAATTTAGGTGTAATCGCTTCAGTTATAATCGGTGCCTGTCGGAGAGAGTCGGAATCAAAATACTTACTTATATCCGATTCCATTTCACTTGTTATTCCCTCATAATAATTAAGCATCGTATATCGTTCTCGAACTCTTTTTTCCTCTACAATATCCAACTGCTTTTTTATTCCAGTTAATACTGCCTGTAATGACATATCTTGTATAATCATCTATCTGCCTTATAATTAATCACCATTGAACCGAATATGCCTTTGATAAATTGACCGGAAATCTGTATTCAATGGGGTATGAACAAGCATCGAGGGCGTGGGTTCTTGATAAATCTGTCTTATCAATTCCACCCGTTTTTACATCTCTTTGACATTGTTCTAAATCTTTTATTGTTTCAATACATTTAGGGCTTACTGTCATTCCTATATGACCATCAGCATCTTTCAATTTTCTATTCAACGCATTTATCCTATCTCTATGAGATGGATGCTTCCTTCTTGCCTTTACGACAAAACCAAAATCTCTCAGGATGGCGTGGTCTGATTTGGAACTCGATGTAGAGCGGGCGACTCCGGCAGGGTCGGGATAGATATATTTTAACTTTGGGTATTTTTCCCTTAATGCCCTTGCCATTTCCTCTGTATTAGAATTTCTTAAAACTATCTCATCGAAATAATGTAAATCTGAGTTACTATATTCATATGCGAGTGTTCCTACCATTTTGGAAACATTAAAATCCATACCACACCACATATTACTCGACTCCTCCACCGTTTCCTTAATATGGGTTTTTCTATTAAAATTATATGCCACTAAGTTTTGTGCTGATTCAAAGGTTGCTAAAAATTCCTGTGAAAAGACTCTTTCATCCATTGACCTCTTGGCTCTATTAACTTCTCTATCAGGAACCCACCCGCCTTCAAGTGTTGTGAATTGCCACGATTTCCATTCGGGGTCGCCACCCGACATCCCCCTTAAAAACATATCATAAAATCCATTTCCAAATCCATCAGGAGTACCAATAAATAATGCTTTAGAATTGGGATTGGTTGTCATCATTGGGTATATAACTTCTTCCCATATATTAGGCTTCATGTAGGCATATTCATCTAATAAAACCCTATCTAAATGTGAACCCCTCAATTTCGAGGCATCTTCCGTTCCTTTAATTGATACTTCAGCATTACCTATTTTTATTCCTAATTCACTTTCATTAATAGTAGGTATCGGGGATTGGCGTGCAATCTGTTTTAAAATTGGAAAGGCTACCATCTTCCCCTGACGATAGGTCGGGTACAAACCCCACCTTCTCTCGTTGTCCTTGATTCTCCCTCCGCACAACCAAGAAAGAGCAAGGTAGGTCTTCCCAAATCTCCTCCCGGCACAAACCACTTTGAATTTCGCAGGGTGACTCATTATCTCCTTCATAATTGGAGTTAATCTTATATTCATTCTTCATCAAACTCTGCAATTCCAGTTTCAATTAATCTTATTGGTTCATGTTCTTCGATATGGATTGGCTGAATTGGTTTCCCTTCGGTTCTATTCGCAATAAATTCCACCGCCCACGATTTCCCCCCGAGTGCTTCTGAATATACTTTCCTCATTATTACCTCAAGTTTTTCACCAACAGGAGACTTGTTTTCGTCGTACCAAATTTCCTCGCCAACCTTTCTAAGGATATCCGGGATTGATAAATTTTTCTTCGGTCTCCCTTTTGCAAAGCCATGTCCCGGAATGAACCTACCTTTGTCATCTCTCCCATTATCAGCCATTTTTAATGGAGACTCTCTATCGGTACATTTAATGCTTCTATAACTGCTAACTCAAAACATTTACTGTCGGATTCATACTCAAGGATGTTCTCACATCTCGTTTTCCACTCCAACCAACTATTGTAAATATCCTCGTTAACAACGACCTTTATAGTTTTTAATTCTTCTTCCTCATTAAAAGGATGTTCTTCATTGTATTGTGACCAATCAAAATCCAATATCTTTTCAAGGTTTTCCATTTCCTCTTTTGTGTCGGGCATAAATGTTTCAAGGTCTTTAATTGAGTATTCACTTAAGACGTCATCCTTAAATATTTCCGCATAAGCAATAATATCATCGTCAAACCATTTATGATTTCTTCGCCTTGCTATGGTTATTGCTTTGGCTTTACTAATGTCCCCAAAGTTTTCACAAGGTATTTTTTCCCACCCTAATTTTTTAACCGCCTTTAATCTATGGTTACCATCTATCACCTCAAACATTCCATCTATTTCCCTTACCGCTACAACACCTGCCGATGAATCTTCTTTAATGGAATTACATAGTTTCTCAATCTGCTCGGGCGTTCCATCGGTTTTATAATTCCAATCTGCATATATTAAATCTTTTGAATTGATTTCAACTAATTGAGTGCTATGCAAAGGTAATTCCCCTCTTTTCCCATAGATTAGTAATATCTTTCTCTGCCTTCATGAAGGCGTTTATACTCCCAGTTC